AATAACAAAATCATTTGTTGTATCTTGTCCAGTGGCTTGCACAAGGTCAGTTCCAGTGCCATTATTAAGTGCTGTAGACTTGTAACAATTAAATCCAGCAATAGGCTGTTGTGTAACAAGACCATTACGTAATGGTGAAGTAGCATCACCAGTTACCTGCACTTCAGCAAACCTTGAACCTGCTTTATACATTTGCTCGTAGAACTTAGGTGGTGCTACGAAAAAACGATTTTCTTCAGGAATAGAAGCATCATCAAGTTCTCTTGCCATATTCAGCATTGCGTTTACACAGTTGTCTGTATTACCATCAAAATCCAGTGGATCAGCCACTGCACCAAATGTACTAGCAGTGCCAGTGATACCAGCATTGTTTGCCATTTCTGTTAAAACACTAGCATCATATGCTCTCTTTAGTGAGAACGCACCTGATGAAGTTGCTAACGCTTCAAAGTTTACGTGTGAATGACGTTCTTCAATGTCATCGATCTTAAATGCAAATGCATTTGCTTGATCGACTACCATTGTGATTTGGTCGTCAGCCAAATCTTGAGGATTAATTACAGAACCTCTAGAATACGATGAAAGTGTAATCGTTGGTTCTTTGATAATCTTCACGGTGTCGCCAAAGTTCTCAATTTCACCGTAGTAGTCTGTATTAGTTATGTCTTCCACAACCGAAGCCCTACGGAAAAATTTTAAAACTTTTTGGCTAAATATTTGTGGTGTAAAATTACCACTAGGCAGGTTATTATGACCTGACGCACTATTAAAAGCCATGAGCTTTCTCCTTAAAAGTTATTAAAATTAAATTAAGATGAAAAATCAATTCTGCCTTCAACTCTTGCTTCATCAATTTCTTTTTCAAGTTTTTCAAAATCCCACGGTTTCATCCGTTCAATTTCTGAAGCTTTCCATACTTTCTTTTGTTGTGATGGAGCTACTTCTCTTGTATTTTGTGATGTAACATTTGTTGCAGCATCTTCATTTTTCTTGTTAGGTTTAGTAGCCTTCTTCCCCCCAGTGTCTGAATAGTATAAATCAATTACACGAGATGCCCATAAAGCATCAGAACCGTTTTTGTAAATACCATCTGATATAGATAGTGGTTGTACTTCTAACCAATCTAAAAACAGTTGATCTTTTCGTAACTTTTCAAAAGTAGGTTGTAACCTAAGTAACTCTTCAAATGCTTTTTGTTTTTCAAGTTCTTTTTCTTTCTTTTTAAGAGAATCAACTTGTTCTTTTAAAGAAGCTATTTGAGATTCAGCTTTATTTGTTGCTAACTCAGATACAGCTTCATGCACTTCTGGGTATTTAGTTTTAAAATCGTCTAAATTACCTTTTGGTTGAGTTTCTTGTTTTGGCACGGTTTCAAATTTTTGTTTCCACTCAGATTGTTTAGCATCGTAGTGTTTTTTTAAATCATCATACCGTTTTTTATAATCAACTTCTTTTGATTCTTTTTGTTCTACAAAACTTTCTTTTGAAGTATTATCTTGAGTAGCTTCTTCTGAAGGGTCAGATTTTTCTTCTGTTGCGTTTTGTTCGGTAGTTGTTTCATCCTCATCTTCCTTATAAACCTCTTCTTTGTATTTTCCTTTATACAAATTTTTATTGTTTATAGTTCCAAATGAATCATTGGGTTTATTGGCTCTATGCCCTTTTGGTTTTGCCATGTTTATCTCCTTATATTTGAGTCGCAGTGCCATTGGCTTTGGGTAGCTGCTATTGGTTGTGTAGGGCTGCAGGATTGCAGGTAGCTACGATAAAGTGGTTCTACGTTGTATAGTTATTGTACCACCACTTTTAACTTGTTGAGGTCCTAATTGTTTCATTTCTTTATCCATTTGTTCTGCTCTTTTTGTAACCTCTGCTTTTCCAGAGTTATTTAATCTTTCAAGCGTTGCTCTTCCAACAAATGGAATTAAATTTTTAGGCACTCTAAATTCTGATTGTGACAGAAGAACTTCTGCCATTTCGTTATCTGGTATATCAGGGGGCAGGTCAACAATCTCAACACCTGATTCAGCTGCGTCACGTAATCCTCTTTTCATCATATTTACTACGTTACGAACCCCTGTTCCTTCTATTGCTGGTGAATTAATTATAAAATCACCACTTCTAAGATCTCGTGGTTGATCATCAGCAATTGATTGTTGTTCACTAACTTGATCAGGAGTTTTGTCTCCAACAAACCCCATCTCCTGTACATTTATTTGTTCATCACTTAACTGGTTTGTATCTTCTAATACACGTGCTTCAACATCACCACCTAAATTCATACCTCCCGGAACATAATCTGCAGTTCCAAAACCTGCTTCAGAACCCCCCATAAAAACAGTATTAATTTTGTTGTTGTCTTTTTCTTCTTGTACTGGCTTTGGATCTTCATTAATATTATTAGAAATAGTGCCACCAACAACAGTAGAACCAAAAGTAGTTTTCTTTATAACAGTGGTATTTGTGCTTGCTGCCGATACATTATTAAACTTCCCCCCAGTTAATTGATTTAAAGCCTGAGTAAAAGTTAAATTTTTATTACTTCTAGCTAACCCCATAGCATCTATCATTGTATTTTTAGATACTCCTAAAGATTTTGCTAAATCTACGCTCATTTGACTTCCACCATATAAAACAGATTTACTATGACCATAACCATTATTTGCTACGTATGTAAAATAACCATCTTCAGTTATGCCCCCCATACCACTTGCTGTTGCAACTGTTACACCTTTATTGTCTTCATTTTGTCCATCAAGACGGTATCCTCTTGGATCTAATCCATACGAAAGAGCTTCCATAGATTTTAACATCATATGTGCGTTGTGATCTTCTGAAGACAATGCCGATTTTAAACCAGTATATGCAGAATGATTAGGATGTCTAGAGAAATGATGTCCATTAATAACTCCTGCAAAGCCATAAGAGGTTTTGTTTGGATTAAATGATTTTGATCTTCCCCCATAATTTTTTGGTCCTGCTTCATTACGTATTTTAGCGTTAACTGCATTAAAATTTTCAAAATGTTTTTTTAAATTAAACTCGTCAATAAAACCTAAGGATGCTATTGATTGACCTGTTGGTCCTTCTACTGGTCTAGCTCCTGCAATTGCTAATATAGATGAACCTGCCGCCCCTGCAATAGCACCTGCTAATGTCATGCCCTTTTTACTAAAAAATCCACTTCGATCTTTTATGCCTACAGCTTCTATCATTGATTCATAACTTCCATGCTTTATATCATTACTAAAGCCATTGCGTTTACTAAATATCTTAAAATCTTTACTTATATCTTCTTTAGGATCAATTAACCTTTGTGTATTTATCCCTGTTACTTCTCTGCCAGTATCAACACCTATATTTGTTGCTTCAGCTAAATTTAAATCTGGTAAATCTAACTCTATTGTAGGTGATAGGGGTGATTTTTCATAACTTTTTGGATCAAAGTAATCTATGTATGCCATTTATTTACTCTTTACTATTTGTTCATGGTTATGTTTCAATTTCAGGAGCATTTCCAGTAAAGCCAGCTTCCCCTGCAGTTGGCGAAGTTCCGACTCCGATTGAGCCACCACCATTCCCCCCACCACCAGCTCCTTGAGCTGCGTTAGGTACGCTTCCAGCAGTTCCCACGTTTTGGGGTTGTTGACCAGTGGTGCTATTATCTTCGCCTGTTCCTTGTTGAGCATTTTGTAATCCCTGTAACATTTGTGCATAAATTTGAGCTTCAGAAAGATCATTAACTAATTCATCAGGATCAATATCTTGTGATCTAGCTAATTCTTTCATCAGATTTGGTAGTTTTATAAACGGTGCTAACATTGGGTTAGCTACAGTTTGTAATAAAGCTGTTAGTCTCTGACTTCTAACTTCTTTTTGCATTACACCAGAAGAGCCACTTGGTTTTATTTCTAAATCACCAACAATTTCTGGAGTGCTGTCATTAAACTGCATATTCCATTGAAAATAACACTCTCCAATAGGTTTTAAAAGATAATCATCTATATTCTTTATAACAGTTTTTATGGATAAAGATGCTCCACCCAGTAACATAGACAATCCTGCAGCTGTTCTACCAGTTCCAGATACACCTGTTTGTCCGTGCATGATTGATGGTAGTCCAGTTTCTTCATCTGCAAGTTGACGACTTATCTGGTACATCTGTAAATTTTCACCTGCTGTATTAGGAAACTTTAATCCATTGATAGCTGTTCCTGTTACACCAGATTGTCTTCTAAATATCTTGCCCGGAAAAATGTCCATATTCTGTCCGGGAACTAAACTTGCTTCGTCTACATCAAATACAAGATTACCTGCTAGTGCTAAGTTATCAATCGCCATTCTAACATGACCATTCATTAACATCTGAGCATCTTCCATATTTTCAGCAACACCCACACCCCACAACTGATACGGATTAACTTCGTATGGAAAAGCACTGTAAGGTATTCGTGCAGGAGTAAATGGGTTTAACACACATCGTAAGATACTTTCTCCACATACCCATGCATTTATTTGAACTTGTTGTAGATCAGACAATTCACCAATATCTAGCCCAACTTGTTTTGCAAATTTAGCATCGAGTACTCCCCAATATTCTAAAACTTCAAAACGAGTTTCATTATTGTATGGTTCTGTTTGCTCATCCCTAATTGTATTTTCATAATATTTTTCAGTATAATTAGGGCCTTTTCCAATAACATGTTCTATTGCAGATAAATCAAAATGTGGTTTAGTTGCTAAAGCACGTAACTGTTGTCTTGTCATTCTATGACGTTCAATCACATACTCGCAGTCTTCCATATTTGTAGCGGCAGGATCTGGATGAAAATCCCAAACAGAAACGTGTTCTAATTTTGGTACTAGCTTTTCATAGGGTGCATATTCTTTTTCACCAACTTCCCCAGAACTCCATTTATGTATTTTTTTGTAGTGGTTAAATGGTCCTTTAATAATACCAGTTCCCAACATTGCTGATTCAAATATTGCATTTCTAAATACTGTAACAGCATTTGTATCTAACAACTGATCATGTATAACTTTTTCAAGAGCCTTTGCTGACTCCATAGCTGGACTTACTTGTGGTTCACCAGCTTTTGAAGGACCTTCTTGTAGATTTAAATTAGCGTATTTGGAAGACGAACCTCCTAAAAACTCTGGATTAGAAGCCCCTGCAGGTAAATCTCTACCATCCCCTTGAAACCCATATGGATCAACAATTTGATCTACAGGAGTAGGAGCATGAGCAAACTCTGAAATACCTTCAGGAATAGGTGTAGGGTCAACAGTTATAGGAAACCTTTTATTGCTAAAAAGTATATCTACAAGTTGACCATATGCAGCTAAAACCTTTGTCTTAGTTATCTTTATAAATACTTTTGATCGTTCAGAATCACGGTATTGTGTTGTTGAATCATATATACCTCTAAAGTTTTTATATGATTGCAACCAAGTCTGTTCGTGGGTATATCTACCAGTTTCAGACTCTTCAAACTTTGACTTAATGTAACCTGCCAAACTTGGCATCTGTTCTTCAGGTGAAGCTACAGGTACGACCTCATCATCGTTAGGTTGTAAAAAATTGTCTTCCACTTAGATTAGTTGCCTGTTGGTCTATCGTCAGCCATTGAAAATACGCTATTATCAACTGTAGTTTTAGTTTGTTTTTTTGGAGCATCTTGAGTTAATACGTCTGTCGCTGCTCTTGTGTCAAACTCTAAACTGTCTCTAGTTAATTGATTAGAACCCATTGCATCATCAACAGATGTTTTGTCTGAGTTCATAATATAGCTTTCACCATAGTTATAATTATTGCCCGGCATTTTCATTCTCCCTTTTTTGGTTTATAAAACTGTAAGTCATTTCATCTGCACTTACATTCATAGAAGCAGGTGGACCTTCTGCTTCCAAATCTTCATTTACGTCTTCTAGAAATCCCATCTTTTTAGCAAAAGACTTTGGAACACCTTTAACACGTTCTTCTTCTGGCATCGTTGCATCAGCCATGTTACTTGGTCCTAAAAACATCGAAGTTGCCATCGCACCTATATTAGCTTTAGTTGCTCCAAATTTAAGACCTGACATAAGTGTTTTTTTAGCAACACCTTCTATACCTTCATCAATAAGTATTTGTTGTATGGTAGATTGAGCATCTCTGTACAAATTTTCAGCTAGATACCCAGTTGATCCTATAGCAAACAAAGTTCCTAATTTATTATTTGAGGACATCCAAGAAGGTAAATTATTAAATTTATCTTTTTTATGGTTTTTTTCTGATTCTTTTACATCTGCAGGATTATCTACTTCTCCTGTTTTATCGATAATTTTTGTTGTTTGCGTAGGCAGCCTATCAGGATAATTTGCATATTTATTAACAGCTATAACACCATCTTTAGGTCTATCTATAACTTTAAATTGAAATTGTTTTGATGGGCTATTTAGTGCTATTTCCATTAAATTAGAATTATAATCAATCATTTGTGTATTATAATCTATTTGATCTATAGCCCCACCTGCTTCAGCTAATTGACTCATAATTAAAGCATCAGCTTCTTCCATTTGATGAATAAGATTACCTACATAATATCCTTTTTTGCCACTGTCGTAAACTGCTTCAGCACCAGATCCTTTTCTACCTTTAGCTGCAGCCCCAACTCTATAATCTCCAAAAATTTCTTTATACAAAGTAGCATGTAGATTTCTAAAATCGTCAGCTTCTTGAAGAGAATTAAACTTTATTTCTGGGTTATCTTTTAATTCTCTTATTCCCTCAACGTTTATAGATTTAGCAAGATCTGTGATTTGTTGTGTTTTAAGATTAGGAAATAAAAATTGATTAGGATTTGATATATCAACTCCCTGTTTTGCTAAATATTTTAAATGTTGTTGTAGTATTGCATAAACTCTTGAAGTCTGAGGAGTATTCATTCTTGTTCCTTTAGACCCTTTATCAACAATACCTGAAGCTTTACTTCCGGGTTTTTGTGGTGTTAAATTACCTATTTGCAAACCAGCAACTTCTTCAACTCTAAAGCCTAAATGAGACATAAGTAACGCAGCCGTTCCAGCATTTCTTTTTGATGGATCTTCTTGAACAGCTTCCATAATCGCTAACTGTACTTCTCCTATTTTTGTAAAATCAAACTCAAAGAAATCTGCTTTTCCGGGGGCCCTTGATGCAACTGGTGGGATACTTTCTCGTAAATTAAATTTACTTATTTCGTTTTGATCAAGTTGTGCTACCTGACTGTTTCTTGTGTGTATGTCTTGAAGAACTGATATGTATTTTCTTAACCCTCTTACTTTTCCTGCAAATCCCTCTATGTCCTTTTCTGCAAAACTAACAGGTTTACCTGAAGTAGGTTTACCATCTTCACCTAAAGGTGTTCCCTTTTTTATTGTTTCTTCTTGCCCTCCAGCTTCTTTGTAAACTCGGTCATAAAATTTTTTATAAACATTATTATTTGGGTCTTCAACAAATTTAAAGAAGTCAGTTAGTGGCATTTCCAGAATCGCTTTCATTTCTGGAATATTTCTAAAACCTCTAAGATACTCATTTACAATTTGACTTTTAGACTTTGGATTTACCTTACTTGTACTAGCTGTGCGAGTTTCATTAGCATACATCTCTAATGTCTGCAGAACAGTAAATTTAGAAGGATCGTAATCTGGATTCTTTATATACGCTGCTTCTTGACTTGATAATTTTTTAGATGCCATTTAATAACCAAACGTATTATCTTGAGGTTGATACACTTGTTCTTTTATGTGGTTTAAACTTTTGTGTATGCCCACATATGACGATGTTCGACACATTACCATATAACGCAAAGCATCGTATGCGTGATCTTCGGCTTTTGTGTCAACATCTTCTGAATTAGTTTTAGACAATGGTATTCCTGCCAGTTGTCGAATAGTGTTACTACATGTATTAAATATACGGATTCTTGGTAATGTTGTCAATGGGTTATCTGCTAATCGCCTATGTACTTCCATTTTACCCTGAAGCCTGTTACGATCAGATGGTATCCAACGAACACCCAAACGCATCATTGTTTCTGCTATTGACGGACCAAAGCCTGTCTTGTTCCAACAGGATGAGTCTAATACAGTATAGTGTGGTTGTGGATCTGTCTGTTCAACTTCCAGTATTTTATCAGCCAGTTGCTCTGCTGTATGCTGTTTGACATACAACTCACGATAGATCCATATGTTATCATCCCAATCAATTGCACCCCATAGTACACAAGATGGACTTGCATATCCATAATCTGCTGCACGTATTCTGGGCCAGTTAGTCGGCATTTCAAATGGTTCGACTACATGCTTTGATTTATTAAATTCTGGGAAGGCGGCTCCCTCTGCCACATCCCAATCCCCTTCAAGAAGTCTCTTCCGTTCAACTTCCGGGAGCGATCTGAGCATGGCTTCGTATCGACCATCTTGCATCAGATAGGGATTATCAGTCAGCCGTGCAGGAATAAATTTACGGTAGAACAACGGCTGCCTTGCTTTTTCATGCCCTTCTGGGTATAACAGTTGTTGTCCTGATTCTACATCTGTAGCCGCAAACGGCTTGTTAAAATCAGATGGATCAATATACATCTTCTTGATCCACCAACCACCTACTCCTCCGGGGTTGCCAGTACAACGCATTGACATATAGGGTCTAAGTTCGTCATCTGTTGTACGTAGCCTTGAACGCAAGTAATCCCAAACATATGGTGTAGGATACTGCGTTATCTCATCAATTCCAATCCAGTTAAAAGCCTGACCTTGAAATCGAGTAACATCTTTGTCTCTGTCCAAATAGGTGAACCACATTGTCGCTCCTGACGGAAACACCCATGTAGACTTTGCTTCTCTAAAATGAGCTTTTGGAAAAGCTTTCGGATATAGCTGTCTTGACTTGTCAATCAGTTCTGTTAATTCATCAAGAGTTCTTCTTAGGAGAAGACCACGATGATTAGGGTTATGACAATAACGGAGAGGATCAACAAGCAAAGCGAAAGACTTGCCCCCTCCTGCAGCCCCACCGTATAACACATCTTCTTCAGAGGAAGATAAAAATTCTTCTTGAGGACCATTGTTAGGTCTGAATATAACTTCTTGATCATCGACCAAATCAGATACAGGTTGTAACGAATTGAGTTCATCACCCAAGTCCACAACTTTTGAAGTTCCGTTAGTAAGGTTCTTTGCAGTGTTTTCAATACGTTTCGCATTTTGTCTATGTTTCTGTACTTTCTTTGCAGCCTTTTCAGCTTGCTTTCTTTCAGCTCTAAGTTTCTTACGAGTTGCTCGTTTAGCTCGTTCTATTGCCGATACATTATAAGATTGTTTAGGAGCGTTAGGATCTTTCTTTGGGCGACCACGTGAGGGCATTAGTCGTGCTTATGTCTAAGTGAAGATCTAGGTTGTTGATAACGAGATCTACTTCTTGCTGCTTCTATAGCAGAAGGATAGTCGCCATGTATACTTGTAGGTCGCATACCTTTTTTAATTAACATCTTTATTTGAGCTTCAGATAATTCATGTTTTCCAAACTTACTGGGCATGTTATAAAACTTATCTTTTATTTGAACTGTTTTTGAATTTTCGTGGCTCATTTTGAATTTACCTTTCTTGGTTGTGCATACCGTTTTATTGTTCCACCATACTGCTTACCCATAACTTTATTAATGAGTCTTCTGCCTAATGACGGATAATCTTTTTTATATTGTTCTTCTGCTGCCGCTAATGCATCTGGATCGTTTTTTCTATGCCATTGTAAAAATCTTTGTGCTGCATCCTTACGAGCAAACTCACTTTCTGTCTGAGGATCTAGCTGTCTAATATCAAATAATGCAGATACTAATCCACCTTCATACTTAGGTTTATTTTCTTCAGCCATTTATTACTCCCTTTTTAGCTGGTAACAGGACTACACCGTGTAATGCCTGTACATTATGGTTATGTGTCTCTTCTTTACCCAAACCTACTCTATTTAACAACGATTCTGCTGCCTTTAAACGCAGATCATCCCCTCTTTCTATCTGTGGACTGTCAATTAAGCTAATTAACTTGTTTGTAGCCTTTACAGAAGCACTAGCCAGTAGGTTTTTTGACCTTCTGATGATCTCATCGGATAATTTGCTTCGCAAATACCCTGCCGAACCTTTCGTGTAACCAGCATTTTCAGCTGCTGCGACCACAAATCCACCATTACTGAACAAATTCTGTAAAAACAGCTCTTCTTTTTCTGAAATCTTGGTAGATTTTCTTTTTTCAGGTAGTAAATTCATAGTAAACTCGATTATTACGGTGCGTAAGCCTACGTACTGGATGCAAATTAAGCGTTAAAGTGTGCCAATGTGACATCTTGCACCTGTAATACATACTTATAATACTAATTTAAAAAAAACTTGTCAAGGGGGTTGACGAAAGTACGTACAGACTGTACAATGCAGTAGTACCTGCAGAGGTGTACTATATAGTATCCCTGCAGATTAGCCCCACTGCGTTGCATGTGGGGTTTTTTATTGCGTATACTCAAAGAGTTGCATCGTTAATCATACAATTAACTACAAATATAAAAATTATGCCGACATTGCATGCAAATGTGGGGGGGAGGGGGGTGACCCTCTAGGGGTAAGTTATTGTTTTTATTTATTTTTTATTTATAGTTGACCACATTCATTGAATGAACGAGGAACACCAAAATAAACTAGCAATTCAAACTTAAAATATCATTACATATCATCACATACATATATACGCACGTGTAAATTGTTTTGGCTATTTTTGATATGATTTATTTTAATACTATTTGAGATATAACCAAAAATAGCTTTTAATTTGCAGATCATAATAAATACAATACTTTAATTATTATTTATTAATTGCATAAAAAAACCCCCTAGAAATTAATCTAGAGGGTAGTTTGGGAGAACTTTATATTATTTTATATTATTAAGTATTAGATGAAAAGTAGTTTTTTCTATATTCATTAACCCTATTTTCTGTCTTTTCATTGGCTAAATACTTATTTGCATTACTTAACCAACAATGCACACAAACATATTGATCATTTTCAATTACAAATAAATATCTCTCTTGCTGTTTTCCACAAGCTGAACAACTGCAAATATCGTGAGCATTTGGAACACTAATAGACATCTTAATACTGCCTTTCAGTAGTTTTAACAATGAAATTATCTTTATCATCTAATTGATACTCTTTTAACTTTAATTGTTTATTAGAAGATCCATAACAAGTTATTCCTTGATGTTCTAATAATTCTGTTAATGCATCAATTTGCATCTTTACTGCTCTGACTTGCTGAGCAATTAGATTTAAGTCTTTATATTCATAAGCAACCATATTATCCATATAATCCTTATTTACTTTTATTAATTTTTGCATTTTTTTAACCTTTCAAAGTTATTAAAGTTTAATATTAGTTGTTTAAATCAACCAATGAATAAATATTTGCATCAATTTTCTTTTGTGTCAAACTTTTATTTTCATTTAAAAATATATTTCTGTATTTTCCTGTGGTTGTTGAATAATCCCAGTAATTAACATCCAGATATATTTTGTTTTCAGTTCGCATAGCAATAACACTATCATAACTTTGAAAGTAATCAGCATCTGGAGTGCTAATTAGAAATTGATTAGGTCGGTTGTTTATGTTTTTAACTTTGACGTATCCTATACCATAACTACTAGTTTTATTTTTTATCATTTTATTACCTTTCAGTTTTTATTTTGTTACAGGAGTAATAGAACATAAAAAAAAGGGGATGTAAATACACCCCCAATTTTTATTTTATAGCACTAGAGCAATCGTAAGTAATAATGTCAGAATACAAAAAGCTACTAGAATTTTATAGATGTAAAAAAATATCTTCCAATCCATTAAGCCACCATAGCCAATTCTTGCCAAGCATCTGTGTCAAGTAGTTGGCGAATTTTACTTTGTCGTTGTAACTGTACAGTGTGTTTTGATTTGGTTTCACCTAGTGTCTGATCTTTACCATTGCGATCAATGTAACTAGCGTCAGTATGTGTAGACCAATATGTAAGAGCATTGTAAGCACTCCACATATTACGCCCACAATCTTGACTTTCTTTTTGGAATACATCCACCATGAAGTTAAGTAATTTATTATTAACTTTGTGTGTACTATCAGCGACTAAACGTGTACCCCTACCATGTTCAACTTTGCACAATGTATTTGTTAAAAACTGAGCAAACTCTTGATCAGATATTGGCGAATGTTTCCACGCTAGCATCTGCTCTTTGTTTTCGTTCCATGATTGCAAACTTGTTTGGGCATTGGTTAACATTGCATCAACGTTTAAATTTTGTGTATGCATATGTTTATGCTGATATGCTTTTTCACCACCAAATACTTGAGTGTTTTGGCATAGCGATCTGTACGCACCAGAGAAGACTTGAAAAGCCCAAGACATATCTACAGAGTTAAAAACATCTAGACGACATTTAACAAGATCATTCTGACCTACATCCATTTTAAGATCATTGAAATGTATAGTTCTGGTTGCACGTCTTCCATTCTCAAATACTCGATCAATGACTTCAACGTTGTTCAAAGGTAAATCAGAGTTTTCCTGCAAATAGTTTCCCTGCTTTTCAAAAATCTCAGAATGATTAACAAGCTTGTAAGTATCAGAGATAGGGCGACAATTTAAAACATCACCAGTATGCGTTGAAATTAATCCTCTGTACTTTTCAAGTTTTTGCATTGTTCCCATGCCTACACCAAATGGTTTATCTACAAACAATGGTACAGGTTCAACTGTTCCAACATCTTCAAACAGTTTAATATTGCGTACATCATCATGTACAAA